AGCCACGGAATCGCGCGCCTGCTTGAAATGTGCGGCATCGCAGTGCTCGCGCCGTCCCGCGGACACCGTCGGCGCGACGGCAAGTTCGTCGACTTCCCCGAGTTCCACTTGCGCCACTGGCTCCAGCACTCCAGTGGACCGCAATTGTTCGACTGGAACCCCGCGGAACGCTGCCATGTCCCGATCGTGGTCCCCGACGTGCCTGCCGGCGTTCCGGCTCCGCTGCGGCTCACCCAATGGAAGGAATGCGCGCTGAAGGTGATCGCCACGCTGCGCCGCCAGGGCTTCATCACAACGAAGCAGATCGCAGAATGCGGCGTCAGCGCGACGAACTGGACACGATCCTGGCTCGACAAGGGCGCCGAGCGCGGCACCTGGGTTGAATCGACCCGCATGCCAGCGTTCGACCAGCAGCACCCCGAGGCATACGACAAGATCCAGCAGGCGCTGGACAAGAGCGCCCAGCCCACCCTCTTCACCTGAGCCAACCATGCCCAACTACTACCCCAAGGGCGGGCGCTGCCGCGCCTGCGCCTCGCGTCACGACGACTGCAGTTCCCTTCCCTTCGAAACCATGCCGGTGCGCCGCCGCGACCAGGAGCAGACCATGAGTGAGCCATTCCAAAAGACCTTCGACCAGACAGGCACCTTCGAGGCGCTGTACGCATGCCAACAGTGGCTAACAGCCAACGGTTACAGCTACAGCAGCACTTGTCGCGACGGGCCAGTGGGCGTGATGAAGGGCGACTACGGAATCGCGAAATGGAGGAACCTCACCCGGGAGGAGCGCGCGGAATTGCACGGTACCGTCGACGGTGATTTCCGCGAAGGCCCTCTGGTGTTGCGGCTGAAGGCTGGCTTCGGCCCTCAGGCAAACGGAGTGGCAGCATGACCGAGCCCGCCACCGACTACTCAATCACCGCAGCCGACGCCAAGGAACTGGCCGGCGCCGTTCTTCTGCCGGCGGACCTGCGCCTCCAGGTGCTGGAGAAAATGGCCGCCCAGCGCGACCTGGCCGCCATGCTCGACCTGTTCGCCCAGGTGCTGGGCATGGCCAACGCCGTCGCCGAGAACTGCCGTGCGATGGTGGAGTTGATCCTCATCGAGCGCGGCGAACACCCGCACACCGCGGAGCAGGCGAACCTGCCGACGATGTTCGGAGCGCTGCAAGGTGTTGTCCTGGCCGCCACTGTGGACCCACGCGGCACGTGCGCCGGCTGTGCCTATCGTCTCGGCACCCCGGCGAACACCTCGCCGGTCACCACCTCCGATGCCATCTACTGCCGGCAGGAACTCAGCCGGTTCTATTGCCACGCCGACCTGGACGATCTGGGCAACCCGGTCCGCACCTGCGTCGGCCACGCCAAAGCCATGAAGCAAGACGCCACGAAATGAACCGCCCCACCATCTGCCGCACCACGGGCCAACGGATAGGCCTGTGCAAATGCTTCCGCTGCCGGCCGCCGGCGCCGGAGCAACCGGAGACACCACAATGTCCTCTATCCAACTGATCGAGCAGTGCGTTACCCGCCTGCGCGGCATCATCGAAGCACTGGACAACATCCACGACACCAGCCCGCACCGCTGGTCAACGGACCTCGACGACGTTCACTCCTCAGCCGAGAGCCTGCTGGCCCTTATCAAGGACCAGGCGCCGGCGCCCTGCATCGACTGCAAGGGCACCGGCTTCTGCAACAGCATTTCCGGCGAGGAGATCCGCTGCCCCTGCCGCGCGCCCATCCAATTCGCCGATCCGGCGCAATCGCCCGTGGAGCAGCTCGAACAGGCACCGCCGTCCGAAGACCAGTTGACCGCCGCTGGCCTCAGCTACCCGCTTGCCAAGGAAGATGCCGTGAAGCTCTGGTATTCCGGGTTCCGCTCCGAGGTGATCACCGTTCTGGAGGCGTGGGAAGCCATCGGCCACGACATCGGTATGAACCCGGACAAAGGCGAACTGCTGGATTCGCTGCGCTACATGCTGGAAAAGTGCGAGGCACATGACGCCGCCCTGGCCGAAGTCGCAGGACTTAGGTCATTGCTGAATTCGCTTCTTTGTTATGTAGAACGCGACATTGATAGGATGCGCAGCGACCGCGACAAGTCAGACAACAAAGAAATTTATGACCGGTCCATTTCTCTCGCAATGGAGAGGCTGAAAGCTGCGCAGAATGCAGTCTTCACCACTGAACCAGGGTGTGACACTGCCGTGGAACTGGCTGCACAAACCACCCAGGCTCAGCACTGCGTGCCGGAGCTTCTGGTTCGAGCTGAGGACTTCGTATCAGGAAAAGAAGTGCCGCAAGCATGGCTCGACGTGCAGGCAGAGCGACGCCGGCAGATCACCGCCGAGGGCTGGACACCGGACCATGACGACCTCTATTGCGCCGCCGAGCTTCCGCGAGCCGCAGCGGCGTACATCCTCAGCGGAGCCAATGACGAAGCTCCAGCTATCTGGCCGTTCTCGGCGAAGTGGTGGAAGCCCCGCGACGCGCGTGCGAACTACATGCGGGCCGGCGCATTGATCCTGGCCGAGATAGAGCGCCTGGACCGCGCGGCCGCGGCCGGCAAGGAGGTAGGTCATGAGTGAGGTCATGGACCAGGCAGTCATTGGTATGCCGTATGAAATGGCGTTGGGGTGCGAAGTGTCGCGCAGGCAGTACTACTCCCGTGCGAACGCTGTCCTGGCGGAACGCGACGCCCTCGCCGCCAAACTGGCGATGCTAGAGGACGCAGCAGCAAAGGGAGATGCTGCTCGCCAGCAATGCGGCGGAATGGAGATGGAGATCGAGGAACTTCGCGCTGAACTAGCGGAACTGCGCGCAAGGGTGGCTGTTGTGCCGGATGCGAGCACGGTGTATGCGGCGCTCGATGCTCGTGAGCGGTTATTCACAAGTCCCGAGAACATTCAGGTAGCGCTGGAAGCTCAATCGCGCCTCAACGGCATGACGGTCAGCGAGGAGCTGTTGCGGAGGCTTGGCCAAGTAATCTCGTGGCAGTGCTTCGGCGATTGCAGAGCTTTCAGCGATCAGCGCATCCCTGAACCTTCGGAGGTAATCGAAGAACTCCGCGCCCTGCTGAGCGAGCTGGAGGGAGGGAAGCCATGAAAAATTTCAACACCTACCGCCACACCTTCGCCGCAGAGTGTCCCGCAGATGGCGAGCAGATCATCTACAGGCTGGAGATCCGATCGTCCACGATGATCCGCGTCGAGCACATCCGCACTGCTACTGCGCTCATCAAGAAGGGATATCACGAGAGAATCGCTGACGAATTGCACGAGCGTTTCGGCGGCGAGCAGCGGATCGTAGCCACTCATCAAGGCGTCGAGGTCGAAACTGTGAGGCTGGACGAATGATTCATTACCACGGACTTCCAATAACTCCAGATACCGCCGCGGAGGCTGCGGTTGGTGGCGGTCACGCGTTCGTGAGTTTCAGCGCGCCAGGGCAGCTTGGAGTCGCGGTTCAGGTCTGCCAGTCATTTGCAATCGACAACGGTGCGTTTAGCGCGTGGCGAAGCGGCAACCCTGTAACTGACTGGTCCGACTTCTATGCATGGGCGGCAGATGCAAAGGCAATTCCGGCGTGCGACTTCGCCGTCATCCCTGACGTTATCGATGGCGGAGAAGCGGATAACGATGCGCTATTAGCTGAGTGGCCGTTGCCGCGCTGGTTCGGGGCGCCCGTGTGGCACATGCATGAGTCGCTAGAACGGCTAGAGCGGCTGACTGCGGACTGGCCTCGCATCTGCATAGGCAGTTCTGGCGAATACTCGCAGATCGGAACGTTTCGGTGGTGGCAGAGAATTTCTCATGCCATGAGAGTGATCTGCGATGATTCTGGGCGCCCATTTTGCAGGCTCCACGGCCTGCGAATGCTTGACCCAGAGGTGTTTTCCCGCCTCCCGTTCTCAAGTGCAGACAGCACGAATATCGGCCGAAACATAGGGATCGATCAGAAGTGGCGCGGAACGTACACGCCGCCAACGAAAGAAGCGCGAGCGGCGGTAATGAGGTCTCGGATTGAGTCGCATAACGCCCCAGCACGCTGGTCGCACATCACCCCCGAAGATGTCCCCGCTCAGTTCTCGCTGACGATGCAATAGCCACCCATCGCCAACCACTGTACGCACCGATGCCGGAATCCCGGCATCGACACCCAACAACGAAACCAACGCATCCGCCCCCGGAGGACCAACCGTGGACAACGACAACGAAACCATATTGGCAGTGATAGTCATCGTTCTCTTCGTCCTGGGAATCTTCCGGGTCGTCGGGGATATGCAGGAACTCTACAGGCAGACCGAGTTGAAAGGACAGGAGTTGAGCAGATGGAGCAAGCAATGAGAGAAGAGTTTGAAGCGTGGGTCTGGGACATTTACGAAGAAACGCTCTGGTTTGACATGAACAGAGAGTTCGTTCTGAAGCGCAATGGCGACGAGTACTTCGGCAACTTCCTGAATGATCGATGGGAAGCCTGGAAAGCCAGCCGCGCGGCTCTGAGGGTGGAGTTGCCTGAGCGTCGCGATCCTTTGAACTCGACCGGAGACGATGAGAACCCAAGATCTGCCGGCTTCAACGACTGCCTTGAGCGCGTGACCGAAGCCCTCCAGCAAGCCGGAATCGAGGTGAAGCATGGAACTGCATGACGGTGACGCGACCTTCGTAGGTTCGTTCAACAAAGTCGGATGGACTGATGATGGTCATAAGATGACCTTCGGTTTTCGTCCGCCACGCGGCGAGCAGTTCGTCATCATGTTGCTCGGTTCCGCCAAGAAAGACGCAACTGACTTCGACTTAGAGGCGGCGCTCAACCGCCTAGGCTTCTATCGGAGGGAAGAGTCATGACCGACCACGCAGAGCTGCGGAGGCTGGCTGAAGAAGTGATCCGAATTGAGCGGAGCGAGGATGAGCCGATCTCCTCTGCTTGGGAATTATTCGATTCCGCCGCCAACCCCAAAGCCATCCTCGCCCTGCTGGACGAGATCGACGGGCTGAGCGACGAGTTATCCGCATGCACCGAGCATCCTGGCGGATGTGGGTATTGGCGCGAGGCCGCCAAGCGTAGAGCCGAAGAGCGCGACCGGCTGAGGGCGCAGAACGATGCGCTGCGGGGAGCGCTACATGCCGTTCAAGCCGAGGTCGACGGGAATCTCCGCCCACTTACCCGCGACCTCGTGAACATGGTCAGCGGCTTGAATAACGGCACTCACCCGAATGACATCTACGACCACTGCGACGAGATCGAAAGGATCATCGACGCAGCCCTAGAAGGAGCAACGCAATGAACGACCGCGAACTACTCGAACTGGCGGCGCGGGCGGCGGGGATGCAGATCAATGAGCAGCGTCAAGCCGAACGTGATTCCATAGTCGATCCAGCAAAAGCCAGCCTTTGGATTGTCGATGGGTGTACGGCCTGGAACCCGCTTATCGAAAGCCACCACGCGTTTATTCTGGCGGTGCAGCTTCGCCTGGACATTACGTTCTACAACGGTTTTCAGGAGGTGGCCGCCGAGCCATCAAATGGTGACGGGATGAACCCTTGCCAGGAAGTGTTCACAGAAAACCCGTATGCGGCAACTCGGCGAGCAATCGTTCGCGCCGCCGCCGAGATCGGCAAGTCTATGAGAGGTGGGGAGTGAGCGAAACCGTAGAAGTGAAGACCTGCGAGCTTGAGGGGGCAGCGCTTGATTGGGCCGTTGCGGTGATCGAAGGATATGACCTGATGAAGCACCCTTTCCGAAGAGCCTTCATCCCAAACTTCGGCTACTGCGACTACTCGCCTTCGACCAATTGGACCTTCGGAGGGCCACTGATCGAGAAGCACCGCTTTGAGTTCGAGTGGATCGGTAGCGACTGGCATGGCGAACCGCTGCGCCTCTTCACAGCCTGCGGCTGCGATATGCCAGCTGATGCAACATCGGCAGGTCCAACCCACCTAATAGCAGCCTGCCGCGCCATCGTTCGAGCGAAGCTGGGCGAAACCATCAACGTCCCAGCCGAACTCATCAAGTAACCCAGCCGGGCGCCACTAGCTCTCCCTGAGCTAACCCGGCTGGGCGTCTAAATCCTACCAAAGGCCTGACCGGTCAGTTAACCCCCATATTGCCCGATGCGGGCGCCCTGCCCGGCCAAGCCAGCACGAATTCTACCCTCCAAACCGATGCCGTTGATCGGCCAAGGTCTCGCTATGTCTTTGATTTCAGTTGAGGCGGCCGCCGGCATTCTCGGCGTGAGCCGCAGGACCGCGTACCGCTACGCGGACGAAAAGCTGATCCCAGTGGTCAGGTTCAAAAAGACCATCCGGGTGCACAAGGAAAAGCTCGAACAGATGCTTGAAGATGAAGCCGCTGCTAGCATGCGCGACGCGGTCGGCGTACCGGAGGAAGTATGCCGTACAAGAGAAACGACTCCGCCTACTGGTGGATCTCTTTCAAATCAGCAACAGGAAAGCTTGTTAGACGCTCTTCTGGAACTGCCGACTACTCGGCGGCGAAAGCACTAGAGCAACAGGAACGCGCGAAAGCGTGGAAGGAAAAGGAAATGGGCGTGAATCCGCCCAGGACCTTTGAGGAGGTGATCATTCCGTATCTGCAACACGCTCGCCAGCATCAGCGCAGCTACGAAACGACCGTGCACCGCATAAAGCCGCTGCGCGAGTATTTTGCCGGACGTGTGATCAACGATCTAGGGGGGCAGGACATCCGGGGCTACGGAACGCACAGATTGGACGCCGGCGCATCCCCGGCAACCATCAACCGCGAACTCGCGGCATTATCCGCGGCTATCAACCATTGCAACACCGAACTGGAGTGGGGTCTCCCGAATCCTGTAAAGGGACGGAAGATGCGCGAGGCCGAGGGGCGTGATCGTTGGCTGACCAGGGCAGAGGTCGAGGGCCTGTGCCGAGCCGCGCGCGGGCAGAAGTTTGGCCCGATGCTTGAGGACTTCATCCGCCTAGCGGTGAACACCGGATGCCGGCGGGAGGAAATGCTTGGTCTGGAGTGGCGCAGAGTGGATTTTGCCAACCGCCTGATCTATCTGGAGGCTAGCCACACGAAGGCAGGAAAGCGCCGGAGCATTCCGATCAACGAAGGGGCGATGGCAGCACTAAAGCGACGAATGGCATTCAGGTCCGAGACAAGCCCAGAATGCCCCTGGGTCTTTGCGCGCGCCAACGGTGATCGAGTGGTCTCTCTTTCGGCAGGTTTCAAGCAGGCATGTCAGGCAGCGAAGATCGTAGACTTTACGATTCACGACCTGCGCCATACCTGTGCGGCCTGGCTGGTTAGCGCAGGAGTTCCGCTGGCAGACGTTCGCGATCTGCTTGGACACTCTACAGTCGCGATGACTGAGCGATATGCCCATCTTGCGCCGGCCAGGGTAAGGGATGCAGTTGGGGTGCTTGATCAAGTCCGTGAAAGTCGCATTTCACGTTCTGTTCACGCTGATAATCCAGCGCATCTACAAGGAGGGCCGCTGAAGCTTGTAAACACTTGATTTAGAAGGTGGTGCGGACGGAGAGACTCGAACTCTCACGCCTTGCGGCGCTGGAACCTAAATCCAGTGTGTCTACCAATTCCACCACGTCCGCGGGACACTGCTTGGAAATGAAAACGCCAGGCCCCGGGCCTGGCGCTTCGGAATATGGGGTGGACGATGGGAATCGAACCCACGACACCAGGAGCCACAATCCTGTGCTCTACCAACTGAGCTACGCCCACCATATTACGACTTGCGGTAAAACATCGCCTGCTTCTTGCCGATTCGCCGAATGGCGCACCCGGCAGGACTCGAACCTGCGACCATCCGCTTAGAAGGCGGATGCTCTATCCAGCTGAGCTACGGGCGCTTTATTCATCTGCATTCAATGCTGAGCGCAAACTTTAAGCTCTGGCAATCACAAAGTCAGCAACCGACTTGCTTTACCTCTTACCCTGCGTCCGGCTGTGCTCGGCAAGCGGGGCGCATGTTATACAGGGGGCGAAAGGCCGTCAACGGGTTTTTTAAAAAAATTCAGCTATATAAAGGAGTTACGGCAAATCCACGGGTCGCCTCCTTTGCCCCGGGCGGCGTCCATGCGAAAATGCGCGTCCTTTTTCCACCCGATTCGATGGTTACCCTTCCGACATGACCGCACAACTGATCGACGGCAAAGCGATCGCCGCCAACCTTCGCCAGCAGATAGCCCAACGCGTGACCGAGCGCCGCCAGCAAGGCCTGCGCGTTCCCGGCCTGGCGGTGATCCTGGTCGGCACCGATCCGGCCTCTCAGGTCTATGTGGCGCACAAGCGCAAGGACTGCGAGGAAGTCGGCTTTCTCTCCCAGGCCTACGATCTTCCCGCCGAAACCAGCCAGGACGACCTGCTGGCCCTGATCGACCGCCTGAACGACGATCCCGCCATCGACGGCATCCTGGTCCAGCTACCCCTGCCCGCCCACCTGGACGCCTCCCTGCTGCTGGAGCGTATCCACCCGGACAAGGACGTGGACGGTTTCCATCCCTACAACATCGGCCGCCTGGCCCAGCGCATGCCCCTGCTGCGCCCCTGCACCCCGAAAGGCATCATGACCCTGCTCGCCAGCACCGGCGCCGACCTGTACGGCATGGACGCGGTCGTGGTCGGCGCCTCGAACATCGTCGGCCGGCCCATGGCTCTGGAGTTGCTGCTGGGTGGCTGCACCGTCACCGTGACCCACCGCTTCACCCGCGACCTGGCCGACCATGTGTCGCGCGCCGACCTGGTGGTGGTCGCTGCCGGCAAGCCGGGACTGGTCAAGGGCGAGTGGATCAAGGAAGGCGCCATCGTCATCGACGTCGGCATCAACCGCCAGGCCGACGGCCGCCTGGTCGGCGACGTGGAATACGAGGTGGCGGCACAACGCGCCAGCTGGATCACCCCGGTGCCGGGCGGCGTCGGGCCGATGACCCGCGCCTGCCTGCTGGAAAATACCCTGCACGCCGCCGAACACCTGCACGACTGAGGTCGCCGGTAATGAAAAGCCCCGCGAACGCGGGGCTTTTCATTTATCGCTGCGGGTTCAGTCGGCCAGGCGCCAGGTAGTGCCGCCCTTGCCATCCTCCAGCACCACGCCCATGGCGGTGAGCTGGTCGCGAATCCGGTCGGACTCCGCCCAGTTCTTCGCCGCCCGCGCCTCCAGGCGCGCCTGGATCAACGCCTCGACCTCGGCCGCATCGACCTTGCCCTCGGCGCCCGCCTGCAGGAAGGCTTCCGGCTCCAGCTGCAGCACCCCCAGCAGGCCAGCCAACTGCTTCAGGCGCGCGGCCAGCGCGGCAGCCGCCGACAGGTCGCTTTCGCGCAGACGATTGACCTCCCGCGCCAGCTCGAACAGCACCGAGCAGGCACCCGCGGTATTGAAGTCGTCGTCCATCGCCGCGGCGAAGCGCTCGACATACTCCACCGCTTCCGCCGGCGCCGCCTCGGGCAGCCCCTTGAGCGCGTTGTAGAAACGGTCCAGGGCCGCCTTGGCCTCGCGCAGGTTCTCCTCCGAGTAGTTGATCGGACTGCGGTAATGGCTGGCGATCAGCAGGTAACGCACCACTTCGGGGTGATATTTCTCCAGCACTTCGCGGATGGTGAAGAAATTGCCCAGCGACTTGGACATCTTCTCGCCGTTGATGGTGATCATCCCGCAGTGCAGCCAGGACTTGGCGTAGGGCTTGCCGGTCGCGGCCTCGCTCTGGGCGATCTCGTTCTCGTGGTGAGGGAACTCCAGGTCGTTGCCACCGCCATGGATGTCGAAGGAATCGCCCAGGCAGCAGGTGGACATCACCGAGCATTCGATGTGCCAGCCCGGGCGCCCCTCGCCCCAGGGCGACGACCAGCTCGGCTCGCCCGGCTTGGCGCCCTTCCAGAGCACGAAATCGAGCGGATCCTCCTTCGCTTCGCCCGGCTCGATCCGCGCACCGATGCGCAGGTCCTCGACCCGCCGCCGCGACAACTTGCCGTAGCCAGCGAACTTGCCGACCCGGTAGTACACGTCACCGTTGCCCGGCGCGTAGGCATAGCCCTTGTCGATCAGGGTCTGGATCATCGCGTGCATGCCAGCGATGTGATCGGTGGCGCGTGGCTCCTGGTCCGGCTTGAGGATGTTCAGCCGGGCCTCGTCCTCGTGCATCGCCGCGATCATGCGCTCGGTCAGCACATCGAACGGCTCGCCGTTCTCGTTGGCGCGATTGATGATCTTGTCATCGATATCGGTGATGTTGCGCACGTACGTCAGGTCGTAGCCACGGTGGCGCAACCAGCGGGTGATCACGTCGAACGCCACCATGCTGCGGCCGTGGCCCAGATGGCAGTAGTCGTACACGGTCATGCCGCACACGTACATGCGTACCTGGTTGCCGACCAGCGGCGTGAAGACTTCTTTGGTCTTGCTCAGCGTGTTGTAGATCTGCAGCACGGTCTTTCCTCAGCCCTGTCCCCAGGAGTCACGCAGGGTGACGGTACGGTTGAACACCGGCTTGCCCGGCCTGGAGTCCTTCAGGTCGGCGACGAAATAGCCTTCGCGCTCGAACTGGAAGCGATCCTCCGGGTTCGCCTGGCCCAGCGACGGCTCGGCGCGACAGCCGGCCAGTACCTGCAGGGAGTCGGCGTTGATGTTGTCGAGGAAGCTGCCGCCCTCTTCCGCCTTCTCCGGATTGGCCGAGCGGAACAGCCGATCGTACAGGCGCACTTCGCACTCGACGCTGCCCTCGGCCGGCACCCAGTGGATCACGCCCTTGACCTTGCGGCCTTCCGGGTTCTTGCCCAGGGTGTCCGGATCGTAGCTGCAGCGCAGTTCGACGATATTGCCGTCGGCATCCTTGATCGCTTCGTCGGCACGGATCACGTAGCTGCCGCGCAGACGCACCTCGCCACCGGGGATCAGGCGCTTGTAGCCGGCCGGCGGGACTTCCTCGAAGTCACCGGCATCGATGAACAGCTCGCGACCGAACGGCAGTACGCGCACTCCCATGTCTTCCTTCGGATGACGCGGCAACTCGAGGTTCTCCACCTGCCCTTCGGGGTAGTTGGTGATCACCACCTTGAGCGGTTTCAGCACGCACATGGCACGCGGCGCGGTGGCGTCCAGGTGGTCGCGGATGCTGAACTCGAGCATGCCGATGTCGACCACGCCGCTGGCACGGTTCACCCCGATCATCTCGCAGAAGTTGCGGATCGACTCCGGGGTGTAGCCGCGGCGGCGATAGCCGGACAGGGTCGACATGCGCGGATCGTCCCAGCCGCTGACATGGCCTTCGTCGACCAATTGCTTGAGCTTGCGCTTGCTGGTCACGGTGTAGTTCAGGTTGAGCCGGGAGAATTCGTACTGGCGCGGTTGCGCAGGTACCGGCAGGTTGGCCAGGAACCACTCGTAAAGCGGACGATGGTCTTCGAATTCCAGGGTGCAGATCGAATGGGTGATGCCCTCGATGGCGTCCGACTGACCGTGGGTGAAGTCGTAGCTCGGGTAGATGCACCACTTGTCGCCGGTCTGGTGGTGATGCGCATGGCGGATGCGGTACAGGATCGGATCGCGCAGGTTCATGTTCGGCGAACCCATGTCGATCTTCGCCCGCAGCGAACGGGCGCCGTCGGGGAACTCACCGGCCTTCATGCGGGCGAACAGGTCGAGGTTCTCCTCCACCGAACGGTCACGGTAAGGGCTGTTGCGGCCCGGCTCGGTGAGGGTGCCGCGGTATTCGCGCATTTCCTCGGGACCGAGGTCGCAGACGAACGCCTTGCCGGCCTTGATCAGCTCGATGGCCCAGGCATGCAACTGGTCGAAATAGTTGGAGGCATAGCAGACCTCGCCGGACCACTGGAAGCCCAGCCACTTGATGTCGGCCTCGATGGCATCGATGTACTCCTGGTCTTCCTTGGCCGGGTTGGTGTCATCGAAGCGCAGATGGCAATCGCCAGCGAATTCCTGGGCCAGGCCGAAGTTCAGGCAGATCGACTTGGCGTGGCCGATGTGCAGGTAACCGTTGGGCTCCGGGGGGAAACGGGTGACGATCTTCGCGTGCTTGCCGGCATCCAGGTCGGCTTGAACGATCTGGCGCAGGAAGTTCGGGGCGGCGGTGGTCTCTGGCTTGCTCATGGGATCCTTGGTCATGCTCTCGCCCGACCAGGGTAGGCCGGGCAAATCAAAGCGCTTATCATAGCCGAAGCTGGTGCGACACGCATGTGCGTGTCCCGGTAGGTTTGGATAGCTGATCCAGGTCCTCAAACCCTTGAAATTCAAGGGGTTGGAATTCCAAAAGAAGCAGCACTCTGTAAAAGGCAACGGCCTGTTTTCTCCCCGTAACGGGTCATCCAACACCTCTCTGGAGGTTTGGCATGAGACAAGAAGGTGGGCCGTGCGCCCTCTTTTTGCCCTAAAACAGGCACTCTGAAACAACTTGTTACATTTGAGCTGATCCAGAGTTTCGAGCACAAAACGGCCGGAAATCACTCCGCCGTCACCCTTCTGGGGAGGTCATCCCCACAAGGGATTTCTCTCAATCAGGTGGGTTTCAAATGCTCGCGTTCCCCCTAATGTCGTGATGACATGGGGACACGGTGCTACCTATCGGGACCGCCTGCTCCGATTTGTCATTATCCAACCACTGTCTCGTTGAAGTGGTAGCGGATCTGCTATGCGACTAGCAGTAGCCTAGGAAGATGGGCGCCACTGGTAACGGTGGGGTTCAAAGCTCTTCCGACAATGTAACCCCCGAAAGGGCACGAGGAACCGCGAGGGGACTTGTGATGGCTCGGAGCAGTACCGGGTCTGGGTGCTAGGCTGGCTGGCATGGGTAACATAAGTGAACTGCTGATAAACACCGTAACTATGAGCGTGCCCAAACTGCTGGTGGCACGGACCAAAAGGTACGAGGTCTAGCTGCTCTC